CGGAAGATAAGCCAGTTCAATCGCCAGACGAGAACGCACGTTTTGCAGATGTTAGAAGAAAAGCAGAGCGAGAAGCACAGGACAGATTGATTTCTGAAATGTACGGCGAATCTCATGGCATACACACAAAGGCCGATTATGACAGAGCAGTAGCAGAAGCGAAAGAAGCTGAACTACTCGAATCATTAAAGGCAGAAGAAACAGACCCAAAGGACATTTATTCTGAATTAAAGAAGAATGATCCTGACTTTCAAGAATTGCAAAAGATTAAATCAGAACACTATATCAACAAGCAACGAGAAGAGCTGAATGCTGATTTGTCAGACTTAGGCATAGACCTAATTATTAAGACAGACGATGATTTAGACAAACTTCCGAACGCTGACAAGGTGGCTGATTACATTCGTAAAGGAAACACGCTTTCCGAAAGCTACTTTCTTGCGAACAAGAAAGAAATCGTTGCAAAACAGCTTGAAAAAGCACAGCAAGATACGATTAAGAAGATACAGGCTAACGGAGAATCGACGCCAGGTAGTTTATCCGACAAAGGTGATACAACACAACTTTATACAAGAGAACAAGTCGACAACATGACAACAGAAGACGTAATGAAGAATTACGAACTTGTTATGAAGTCTATGAAAACATGGAAATAAAATTAAAAGGAGAATAAACATATGGCAACAGCTAACTTTGCCCCTAAAATTTGGGCGGCTACAATACTTAGAACATTAGAAGATAACCTTATTGCTAAGAAAATAGCGAACACACAGTACACAGGAGAGATTTCAAAGGCTGGTGACGCAGTTTATTTTAATGGGCTTGCAGACCCAACAATTAGTTCCTACACAGGCTCTACAATCTCCTACGAAGCGTTACAGGACAGCAGGGTTACACTCTTAGTTGACCAGTCTGATATGTTCGCTTTCAAGGTAGGCGATATTGAAAAAGCACAGGCGAAGATGGACGTTAAAGGTTCACAGGCTCAGAGAGCTGCATACGGTCTTAACAAAGCTTGCGATACTTATATGATGGGACTTTACACCGGCGCAGGAAATGACGTTGGTTCTGTTACAGTAACAAGCGCAAACGTGCTTTCAACAGTTGCACTCATTCAGCAGAAGCTTGCAGAAGCTAACGTTCCTGAGAATGAAATGTGGCTTGCACTTCCACCTTGGATGAGAAATAAACTTGCTCTTGCAGGCGTTAAGTTCTCTATCGCAGAAGGAGTAAACGGAACAGGCGCAATGGCTTGGACAAACGACCTTGGCTTTGATGTTTACATCACAAATCAGATTAACAATAACGGAACTGTTTTTAATGTAATGGCAGGAAGTAAGAACGCAATCGCATTCGCTGATCAGATTACAGAAACAGAAGATATCAGACTTATTGACACATTCGACACAGCGGTTAGAGGATTACATGTATATGGCGCAAAAATTATCAAGCCTAAAGAACTTGTTAAAGCGGCATTAACAGCAGGTTCAGAAACTACCATTTAATAAAATATAAGGAGGAAACATCATGGCAGCTATCACAGGAACAGCTATTACCGTACAGACTTTAGCACTTAACACAGGCGCAGAAGTAGCATATACAGACGCAACAAACTCCGGAACAGCAGGAACAGATACAGAAACATTCGAGGTTATACCTACTAAGGGCGATAAAGCAGTTCACATTTTCGTTAAGAATGGTTCGGGAGCAACAGTTACATTCTCCGTTCTTAGTGGCGATATGTGGGCGGCAATCGGAAACCTTGCAGAAGTTACAGTTGCTACAGGAAAAACATTTGCAATCACAGTAGATTCCGCTAGATTTAAAACATCAGCAGGAAAGCTTAAAATTAGAGTTACACCGACAGCAGGAACGGCTTTGACAGCTTCCGCAAAGGTGCAGCTTGCAGTTTTACAGTCTTAAATAATGGAATAGAGCGGGGCTTAAATGCTCCGCTTTTTCTTTAGGGGTGAATAGAATGAAATTTTACGCAGAACCGAATTTAACCGTCATGCACAGAGTTAAAGTCGGAATGACGAATACATGGAAACAAGAATTGGTTTGTAAGTTCGATGAAAACGGAGAGTTTGAAACCTATAATGCGGTTATAATCGAAAAACTCAAAGGAACATTCGACACAAAGCCACAGGATGGTCTAGAATCAATCGAAACTACATTAATGGTATGTAAACATTGTGGAGAAGAATTTACGAACAAAGGGCTTTTGATGGCTCACTACAGAAAGCATAAGAAGGAGGACAAATAATGCTACAGAATGAAATAGCTCAGAGAATCGGAAAGTATTTAGGTAATTCAAAAGCAGAAGGAACGATTATCCCTTCCGCAGTATATGCGACTACTCAGACAACCTCGGATATAACAAATAACTATTGTAATGGCGTAGTTGTTACTCTCGATGTAACTAATGTAAATACATCTTCAATAACATTAAAAATTCAGTGCAAAGATCCCGCAAGCGGTAAGTATAGAGATGTTTTGACAGGTGCGGCAGTATCCACAATTTCTACAAACGTTTATAAAGTTTATCCTGGACTTACAGCAGTTGCTAACGCTACGGTAAACGATGTAATCACAAATACATTCAGAATCGTTGTAACCGCAGGAAACTCCAACAACACTACTTATTCGGTAGGATATAGCACAGTATAGGAGTGATGAAAATGTCACAGGCGATTATAAGCTATATTGCTAAGTTTTTAGAAGTAAGAACTGGCGGTGTAGATACTTATGTAAAACAAATTGATAAAGTTCACCATGAGGTACATGATGGGAACTGCTTTACCGCAAACTATCTTGAACTATCGGTAGCAAATGACGGATATACAAGATTGAATTTGTCCACAGGCGCAAAACAGGCACATTTAAGTATACAGATAGTGACCGAGGGCAAGGCTTATTACAAAACATTTCTAGGTACAACCTTTACAGGAGGTACAGGTGCAGACGCTTCTAAGCTTACAATATTTAATCGAAATAATACGTCATCAACAACACCTGTAACTACCGCAAAGTATGGAATAACAGTAGTTTCAGCAGGAACAATGCGAGGGAATCAGCTCATAAATGGTGGTACTGGAGGAAATGCAACAGGTTCTAGCTCTGGGAACAGAATAGAAACCATAATTGCGCCGAATAGTTCATTTACAGTAGAAGTACAAAATAAAAAAGGACAGGCCCAAGACATAGAAATCGTACTCGATTGGTACGAAGAATAGGAGGTTTGAATGGCTAAAACAAAAGCAGATGTACGAGATTTATATCTAAACTACATCGACGAGGCCACAAAAAAAGGCGTAGACCTTCCGATTATAAAAAACGCCGATTATCGAGCGAAGTTTGACACCTTTCTCGACTCGGCGCAGAAATATATAGCAGGGCTGATAAAAATCCCTGCTGTTTTTACAGTTACGCAGAACGCTATTCCAAATATGCTAGGATTGTTTGCAGGATTCGACATGGTTCAAGTTCTTCCCGGTACGCCTAAAGAATTTACATTCACAGGTTGCAAATCAGCATACTTTGAAATGGACAACATAGGCGTTGCTACAATCAGTGTAAATGGTTCAGTTGTACAAACTATCAACAACACAGTGAAAAATGCTTTTATAGCTTATCAGGTGCTTACAGGAGCAACATCAAGCGATACTGTGAAGATAACCTTCACTGCAACATATCCGTTTAATATCAGGAATACAGGATTTTATGAATATGCGTTCCCGACAACAGTAGACATACCTGTTTATGCTCCTTATGTGACTTACGATATGCCGAGTAACTTTATGAGTTTTGACATCCCGATTATTAAAAGCGATCCGCGTGTCTACGAAGCGTATTCGAGTTACAAATGGGAAAATAATAAGAAAATCGTATTAAATTACTACGACAAAGGCTCATTTGACATTCACTATTTCAAATATCCAAGCGATATAGCAAAGACCGCACTCGACACAGTTCAGCTTGAAGTAGAAGAAAAGGCGATTCCTTCCGTGGCGTTATGGACAGCAGTACTTGCAACAGCTACGGACAACACAGCGTTATCTTCATGGCTACGCTCAATATTTGCAGAACAGATACAAAACGTTGTAGGTGTAGAAATGCCAAACGAATTAAGCGTACAAACAGTTTACAGTATGTTATAAGTTTGGTGAATATGGTATAATAAGATTATGGGATAGCGATTGCAACGCAACAAACACTCTTGCCTTAGAGTGCTTCCCATATATTAATTTAAGGCACACGATAGGCGGTGTAAAATGGATATAAAGGTATGTACAAAATGTGGAATTGAAAAAGATTTCTCGGAGTTTGGGAAACAAAAAGATGGAAGATTCGGATTAAAATCAAGGTGTAAAGAATGTTTAATACAAGACCATAAAATATACAACGAGTCAAACAAAGACATAATAAATGAAAAACATAGGGTTTACAGAAAGACCAATAAAGACAAATGCTCTGCATATGGAAAAATGTATAGAGAAAAAGATACCGAAAAATGGAAAGAATGGCATGCTGAATATAGAGAAAATAACAAGGATATAATTGCGTTTAGAAATAGGCGATTAAATCAAAGTGAAGAAGGAAAGAAAAAAGCTAGAATTAGAGTGGTAAAAAGACGAACCATAAAAAAGAATCTTCCTTCAACATTAACAACGCGAGAATGGGAATCCGTAAAATCTATATTTGAAAACAAATGTGCGTATTGTGGTAAAGAAAAACCTTTAGAACAAGAACACTTTATAGCATTAACCCTTGGTGGAGAACATGCCATTTCAAACATTATACCAGCGTGCAAAAGTTGTAATAGTAGTAAAAGAGATAGGGATTTCTTTGAATGGTATCCAAAATATAAGCATTACAGTAAACAAAGAGAAAAATTCTTGTTGAACCATTTAAATTATAGAAATGGAGTTCAACAAATTGCAATCGGTCTATTTTAATAATAAGGAGGTGCAAATTTGTATATATCACCTAAAATGTCAGCACCTAAAAGTACGCCTGTTTCGTACTGGCCATCTGTCCCTGTTTCATTAAACGGAGGGATTGATTGGTCAGTACAGGAATTTAACCTTCCAGAGAATAAGACAAGCAAAGCACTGAACGTATGGTTTAAGTCAGAAATAAACAAACGTTGGGGACAAGATTGGCTTAAATTAGACGAAGCACCCGAAGCAAAATGCCACTCGGCGTATAAATATCTGTACAAAGGCTACTTTATCAAACATTGCGGTACGAAACTGTATAAGCAAGACCCGATAACAGGCGTAATTACAGCAATTTCTACAGGCGTAAATGATTCTGCTTCAAAATTGTTCAAGTACAATGGTAAAATCTATTTCAAGCAGCCTGGTAAGTATATTTCTTGGGATGGTTCGACAGCGGTAAACGTGCTGACAGTGGCGTACATCCCAACAGTAATTATAAATCGCACTCCAACAGGTGGAGGCAATACGAATGAAGGATATAATCGTATTCAACCCGGATTTAAAAACAGCTTCAATGGAAACGGCGTAGCAACAGCTTATACATTAACCGATGCAACGCTCGACGCTACAACAGTTACATGCACAGTCGGAGGCGTGGCGAAAACAGAAGGAGTAGACTTCACTGTAAACCGTACAACAGGCGTAGTGACGTTTTCGGTCGCTCCTGCTAGTGGAACTAATAACGTAATAATCACAGCTTACAAGACCGTTCAAGCCGACATAGACAGCATACTGAATTGCTTATCGGTTAAAGCTTTTGGAGGGCAGAACGACAACCGTTTATTCTTCGCCAACAACGGGACGGGATACTACTTTTGGACAGGGATTTCTTCGGTAGGTGTTGACCCTTCGTATTTCCCATACAATAACTACAACATCATTGGTCTATCAGACGAAAACATCACGATTCTTGAGAAGTTCCAAAACAGTTTAATCATTGCAAAGGCTCACGAGGTTGCAGGGGTTGACTACACTTGGAACGGTACAATCGGAGTGTTCAACAGCTACCCTGTGCATGGTTCGATAGGTTGCGACTGTGTGGATTCGGTTCAGATAATCAATAACAACGTGGTTTGGCTTAGTACAGAATTTGGCGTGTGCTTACTACAGGGAACAAACGTAGGCAATCAGCGAAACATATTCACAATTTCAAGGAACATCGACGAACGGTTACTCGCAGAAACGAATCTAACACTTGCTACATCGGTGGATTTTGACGGTAAGTATTGGCTATGTGTGAACGATAAAATCTATCTATGGGACTATTACATGGCTCCTTACTACGACACAGGCAATCCTGACGCTAACGCTGAGAGGCTATCGTGGTGGTATTTCGATAACATAGACGCAGGCGCATGGATGGTAGACGGTTCTAATCTGTACTATGGACAGCGAACGAATGGCAAGACGGTTAAATTTCATACGGAAGACGATTCTGGACAGTATTACGATTTCGGAGTAGGATATTCAGCGGTGTATCGTTATCCATTTCGAGAGATGGGGCAAGGACTGTATGAGTTTTCTGTATTAAAGGGGTGGGTTGGTGTTCGCGGAGATCGTAAAACTGAATACACGGTCACATATTTTACATCGGATGCACCAGATGGAGAAATGGAAACGGATACAATTGAAGTTGGCTCATTTAACTGGGGAACATTTAACTGGGCAACGTTTACATGGGGAGTAATGGGCCCTAAATATAACTGGCCATTATCTCCGATACTAAAAGGTATTCAGTATTTTGGGTGTGAATTCTCGAACAGCGAAGCTGGAAAAGCACTTAATATAAGTGGTTTGAAATGGCAATATAAAATCACAAAGATAATAAAGTAAAACAGGAGGTACGAAATGGCAATAAATAGAGTTAAAAAACTAACTAACGCAGCATATAGTCCAACAAATCCAGCGTCAGAATCCGCAATAAGAACTCAGATAGACGATTCAATACAAGAGGTATCAGACTTACTTTTGCTTACAACAGACGGTTCAAGCGGCGGTGATAATATTGGTATGACTCCTATAACTGCGCTTGGTTCTGCAAGTACTGTTCAATCTCAGATAGAAAAGATTGTTGAATTAGGGGTCGGAACTCTTCCCGGAAATGATACCATATTGGATTCCATGCTTAAACAAACGGGTGATAATATATTTCCCAATTTTAATAAGCATTTAATAAATTATGAACAATTAATATTAAATCTCAGATATCCTTGGAACAACTTAAACGGAGTTACTTCATCAGGGGATCAAACATCTGTAATACAAACAATTATTAACAGCATACCATCAGGAGTTGGTGCGAATTTATTTTTATCGGATATAGAAATAACGGTTAGTGGAGATATTACATTTCCTGATTACGTAAGTTTGATTGGTAAAAACGCAACTATAAAATTCGGAGGAAGTTTAACATTTGGTAAAAACGCAACTATAAATGGTATTATATTTGATGGAAATTTAAGTTGTGGGAAAATAATAATATCTGGAGATTATAGTATAGCTAATAACTGTTCATTCAAAAACATAAAATCATCTGTACCTGGGACAACTGTTGCGCTATCTATAACATCATCAACTGGAATAGAGGTATTTAACAATCTATTTGATACAATACAACCATATTCTGAGAATGCTATTGTAGGCGACGCTAATGGTTCTTCAACTGCGGTATGGTCAAATTCATCTGATTGTTTTATTCACCATAACACATTTAAAAATATTTCCGGTTATGAAGATGGCGATTGCATATTAATTCAAAATGCGTCTATTGCGTCATCTATATGGCCATTTAACGTTGCCGGTGATATAGTAGGGTATAAATGGGACAAAAAAGATGTACTTATAGAAAGTAATGTATTTTATATTGATAATAAATCAGGTATAAAAATACAGGGAAGTGGGGCAAAGGTTAAAAATAATGTATTTAATTTATCATATAGCGAAGATCCAACGACAGGATGTGTTAGAGTTCAAAGCTCAGAAGATGTTGAAATAGAAAGCAATAAGTTCATTTCTTCAACCGTAAAGTCACCTCAGATTATATTTTTAAGTGCTTGCAGAAACATTGCTGTAAAATCAAATATTCTGCAAATGGTTGTTGCTTCAACATCTACATCTAAATCAATAATTAATTTATCTAACTTGGAAAACGTAATATTCCAGAATAATATCATTTACAATCAAAACGTTGATAGAATTATAACTTACTCTAACCTAAGGACATTTAATTTTATAGATAACTATATCAATGTATCAGGTAGTGGAGATAAATATCTATTTTGGTGTCCTAACGGAAACACATTGGAAAATACAAATTTAAATGTATTAAGAAATACGCTCGAAAGTTCTTTGTGGTTTTATTTCCAGTATACTTTTATTACCGCAGGAGTTATAGAAAATAATACGTTTAACGCTCCTTTAACAATTTATTTGAATTCATGTAAAAACATTAGGATAACAAGAAATAGATTTACAAAAGGAACTGACACTCACGCAATATTTATTAGAGATCAACAATCTGTAACTACAACAACGTTTGAAATATCTAACAATATTTTTTCTGGATCGTATGCTAGACATATTTACGCAGATATTCCTGTACTTTCTGTTAAAGTAATCAATAATTCTTTTTTAGTCGGAACCACATTGTTTACATGGAATGGAAGTCAGGTATTGAGCGAAGTATTATACATACCCGGAAATAATGTTTTAAATTTTGATTATGGAACCAAGGCAAACAGACCTACATCATATACATTAGAAGAAGGACATTTATACTTTTGTACAGATTTAAATAAGCCAATTTGGAAATATGGAGCATCGTGGTATTATTCAGACGGAACAGTAGTTTCATAACATATGAAATATAAATTTATAATATTATTAGTTGTTATTGTATTTTGTTCTTCTGCATTTTACCCAAGCGAATTTTATCGACAAGAGCAGAATATAATTAACATAGTAAAAGAATCGGAACAGTACG